TACGTAGGATATGAGTTTACGTAAATGGGTTGGTGAGAAGTGGGTTGATATTGGAGCACCAAAGAAGAATGGTAAGTATCAACCATGTGGTAGAAGCAAAGGATCTAAACGTAAGTATCCTAAATGTGTACCACTAGCTAAAGCAAAGCGAATGACATCAGCACAGAAGACATCAGCAGTAAAAAGAAAACGTAGTGTTAAACAAGGAGTGGGTGGTAAGCCTACTAATGTAGCAACCTTTAAAAGAAAGAAAAAGAAGTAATGGCTAAATCACCAGCATGGACAAGAAAAGAAGGCAAGAATCCTAAAGGAGGATTAAATGCTAAAGGTCGTGCCAGTTATAATAAAGGTCGTACTAAGACTGGTAAGAAAAGAAATCTAAAAGCACCGAGCAAAGTAGTAGGCAATAAAAGACGTGCTTCGTTTTGTGCAAGGATGAAAGGTATGAAGAAAAAGCTAACGAGTAAGAAGACAGCTCGTGATCCTAATTCAAGAATAAATAAATCTTTACGTGCTTGGAACTGTTAGTGTATACCATTAATTATAAGATGGAGTTTAATCGCAAACCAACTAAGTATGAAGTGCAATGTAGATTATGGGATCTATTAGCTAAAGGTTTTACTCTACGCACACCAGAAGAAGATGCAGAGTATAAAAAATTTATAAAGGAAAAAAATGTTTATACGTGAACTATCTTTAAAAGATTTAAATAGGCTACGTTCTATTGTACGTAATACCCATTTAAAATTTTACCCTAATGAGTTTATGACAAACGTAGAAGTCGATAAGTTTATAAATGCAGTCGGTCCAGAACTAGCTGGTAAGATGATCCGATACGCAGTAGACAACAAACAAGTCGAATGAAATTAAATTACAAACCTGATGGTGCAGTAGTAAAAAGTTTTATGAAAGACAATAGTTTCTTTCGTGGACTACGTGGACCAGTTGGTTCTGGTAAATCTGTTGCTTGTTGTATAGAAGTATTCCGTAGAGCCTTAGCACAGAAACCATCACCAGATGGTATACGTAAATCTCGTGTAGCTATTATAAGAAATACAAACCCACAGTTAAAGACTACGACTATGAAGACATGGTTAGATTGGTTTCCTGAAAAAGAGTTTGGTAAAATGAATTGGTCACCACCCTATACACATAGAATACAAGTAGGTGATGTAGACTTAGAAGTAATTTTTCTGGCTTTGGATAGACCAGAAGATGTTAAGAAGTTATTATCTTTAGAATTAACATTCCTTTTCTTTAATGAAAGTAGAGAAATAGCCAAGCCAATTATAGATGCTGGTACTATGCGTGTAGGAAGATACCCTTCTATGAAAGATGGTGGACCAACTTGGTATGGTGTGATAGCAGATACCAACGCACCAGACGAAGATCATTGGTGGAGTGTGATGAGTGGAGATGCACCACCACCAGAACATATATCACGAGAAGAAGTTATGATGTTAGTCAAACCTGACAACTGGAAATTTTTTACACAACCACCAGGTATGTTAGAAAAAAGAAACTCAGATCAAGAAGTAGAAAACTATATAAATAATCCAGATGCAGAGAATAGAAACAATCTAATGCGAGATTACTATTCTTCTATTATTAGAGGAAAGACAAAGTCATGGATTGATGTGTATGTAATGAATAGATTAGGTTCAATCGAAGACGGTAAACCTGTATACAAACAATTTGCTTCAGACTTACACGTTGCCAAGCAACCAATAATACCAGCCGAAGTTCCATACTATATAGGTATCGACTTTGGTTTAACTCCAGCTTGTGTATTTGCACAACAAGTCCGAGGGAGATGGTTAATACTACACGAGATCGTAGCACAAGATATGGGTATGGTGCGATTTGGGGAACTACTTAGACAAGAAATGGTAAGTAAATTTCCCAACATACCAGTAGCACGAATATTTGGAGATCCAGCTGGAGATTATCGAGCACAGACTGATGAGTCTACTCCATTCCAAATACTACGTGGTGCTGGTATTCGTGCCATTCCAGCACCATCCAATGATGTATCATTAAGAATAGAATCTGTAACTGCACCATTGATGCGATTGTTAGAAGGTAAGTCAGGGTTGTTAATTGATAAAAGCTGTAAACATTTAATTAAAGGATTTGAAGGTGGGTATCAGTACAAACGTATGCAAGTATCTGGTGAACGATACACAGAAAAACCAGACAAGAATCACTACTCACACGTACATGACGCACTACAATATTTATTATTAGGTGCTGGAGAAGGTAGGCAGATTACTAAGAGTTCATTACAATCTAAAGTAGTACAAGCAAAAACTAATTTTGATGTCTTTACAAAAGCACCAAAAAAGAGTATACGAAAGAAGTGGAACGTATTCGATATTAGATCAAGATTATAGAAAGGAATTATTATGTGTTCAGGATTATTTAAATCACCTCCAAGAGTAGTATTACCACCTCCATCTAAACCTGATCCAGCTATAGCAATTAGAGAAGGTGAAATAAGAGATCAGAATTTAAGCGATCAATCAGAAGCAAGTAAAGCTAGAAAGAAACAAATACAAGCTGGCTTCGGAAGAAGAAGTTTACTAACATCAAGTGGTGGTGGATATCTTTCTAATACTACTAATAATACAACTTTAAGTTAATATGAAACCAGATGCACAAAAGATACAAGCACATTTAGATACACATGAAGCTGTATGTACAGAAAGATGGCTAGAGATTATAAGTAGAGTAAAAAGATTAGAAACAATCTTTATTGCTTTTAGTGGTGTTATTATGGTAATGTTAGCAACAATAATAATTAAACAGATATAATGGTAGCATTAATTCCTCAACCAATACTGAAAGAAATGTCTAGCTTAGAAAATATGTTAGCTAGATATAAAAGAGCAGAAAGTATAAAAGAGTTGTGGAGACCTACCTTCGAAGAATGTTTTGAATACAGTATGCCAGCAAGAGAAAGTTTTTATCCTACATCTGCTGGGCAAACTAAAACTGATAAGATATTTGATGAAACTGCTGTGGTTGGTGTACAAGAATTTGCATCACGATTACAAGCTGGTATTGTTCCTAACTATGCAAGATGGGCAGAACTTATAGCTGGTAGTGAAATACCATCAGAAGATCGTAATGAAGTAAATGAATCATTAGATGGTGTAACAAATTATGTATTTGAAATATTACAGAACTCAAACTTTGCACAAGAAATACATGAATCATTCTTAGATTTAGCTGTAGGAACAGGAGCAATGTTAATAGAAGAAGGAGATGCAATAAAGCCTATAAAATTTACTGCTGTCCCTTTATCAAGACTTACATTAGATACAGGACCGAATGATATTATAGACACAGTTTATAGAACAAGAAAAATAAAAGCATCTAATATTCAATTAATTTATCCACAAGCAAATGTACCAGCAGAAATAACTAGACAGTTACAAAATGGTAACGATATGTTTGTACAATTAATAGAATGTGTATCAAGAAACTATAGTAAACCAAATGTAGAAATGAATGACTTTACAGTATTTGGTACAAACCCTCAACATATATATGTTCAAGAACAATTTACAGGTGAAGGATCAAACCCATATGTAGTCTTTCGTTGGAGTAAAGCCGCTGGTGAAGTGTATGGTCGTGGACCACTTTTAAATTCTATGCCAGCAATAAAGACCTGTAACCTTGTAATAGAAATGATATTAGAAAATGCACAGATGGCAATATCTGGTATGTATCAAATGGAAGATGATGGAATAATAAATGTAGATACAATTCAACTATTACCAGGAACTATCATTCCACGTTCTCCATCTTCTCGAGGATTAGAGCCAATTAAAAATGCTGGTAACTTTAATGTAGCTGATCTTGTATTAAAAGATATGCGACAGAATATTAAACGAGCATTGTATAATGAAATGTTAGGTGACCCTAATCGTACACCAATGTCAGCTACAGAAGTAGCAGAACGTATGGCTGATCTATCAAGACAAATAGGTTCATCATTTGGTAGACTGCAAGCAGAGATGGTAACTCCAGTGTTACAAAGAGTGATACATATTTTAAAGAAACAAGGCAGAATAAATATACCAACAGTAAATGGTAGAGAAATAAAAATACAGTCTACTTCTCCACTAGCACAAGCACAAGCTAACCAAGATATTAATGGATTTAATAGATTTTTAGAATTAATTGGTGCTAGATTTGGACCACAACTAATAAATTTATTGGTAGATAGTAATGAAGCTACTAAATATTTAGCAGAAAAATTTGGAATACCAGCAAAACTTACAAGATCAAAAGAGGAAATGAACCAAATAATGCAACAAATGCAACAAGCACAGCAAATGATGCAACAACAACAAGGACAAATGGCACAAGATGATGGACAAGAAACTCCCCCAAGTTAGTATAGATGGAATACGTAGAAGTACTGAACAAGAAAAAAGATTAAATGAAACTTTATTATCTTGTTTTGTAACTGATGCTGGAATGTTAACACTTAAATATTTAAGATCTATTACTATAGAAAGTGTAGCTGGATTTAATATATCTGATCAAGAGTTAAGAGCAAGAGAAGGTATGAGATTTCTAGTTGGTATTATTGAACAACGAATAAAGGAAGGTAAAAATGAGCGATCAAGAAAGCCTAATAAATAGCGAACAAGAAGCAAAAGATGAAGTAGGAGAAGTAGCAGAAAGACCAGAATGGTTACCAGAGAAGTTTTTTAAAGATGGTAACCCTGATTATGAAGGACTAGCAAAGTCTTATACTGAAGCTGAAACTTATATTGGTAAGAAAAAAGAAGACTTAACTACAGAAATAAAGACACAATTAGAAGAAGAAACTCTTAAAGCTGTGCCTGAAGCTTATGTATTACCAGAAATACCAGACACATATGAAACAGAAACACCTCTTATGGATGGATGGAAAACTTATTGTAAAGATAATAAGCTAAGTCAAGAAGCATTTGATAAAGGAATAGACTTATTTATACAAAGCCAACCACAAGTAGATATAGAAGGCGAAAAGAAAAAGCTAGGTGAAAATGCAAATCAACGTATTGAAGCTGTAAGTTTGTGGGTAAATAAAAATTTTGATGAAGGACAAAGACCTATGTTAGAAATGATGTGTTCTACTTCACAAGGTGTAGAAGCAGTAGAAAAAATTATGGGTATGTTACAAAATACTATAACACAAACTCCTGATAATTTTATTGCTGGTAAAACAAAAGAAGACTTACAAGAGATGATGAAGGACAGAAGATATTGGCACGCACCTAGTAGAGATGAAACTTATATAAGACAGATAGACTCAGCATTTGAAAAATTATATAAATGATTATTGAAGTAAGACCAAGTACAGAAAAAGATGCTAGATATATTGGAAACAATATGCGAATGGAAGACATTATAGAGTTAGATGCTGTAGGATCTAAACCTATAGAGTCTATGCTTTACCCTTTTACTTGTACAAATGCACAAACATTTACATTATTCTTTGATAAAGAACCTGTTTTGTGTGGTGGAACTATAGGAGAAAGTATAGGTGTAGCAAGATTATGGATGTTAGCTACTAAAAAAGCATATACAAAACCTTTAAAACTAGCATTATTAAGTAGAAAATACGTAGATTTTTTACAGCAACCTTATGAATATATGTACAATTATGTACATACTGGTAATGAAAAAGCAGTAAAACTTCTTAAACATCTTAATTGTACCTTTGATTCTAAGATTACAAAAAATAATAATTTAAGTTTTGTAAAATTTTCTCGTTGCAAAAAACATTAATATAATATATAGATTTATATAGCAGTCCCAGAGTATTGAAGTATTGCCCATTTGGATAACCTTACAAAGATAGGCTGGATAAACTCGGTGAAACTTTTTTAACTTAATAAGGAGGACTTATGTCTATAGGAATAAGCACTGCTTTTATAAAACAGTTTGAGAGTGATGTTCACATGGCTTATCAGCGAATGGGATCAAAACTTAAAGACACCATCAGACAAAAACCAAGTGTGAATGGTAATCAAGCAGTTTTTCAAAAAGTAGGAAAAGGCTCTGCTGTCCAAAAATCAAGACATGGACAAGTGCCGATCATGAATATCGACCATACAAACGTAACAGTTACACTACAAGATTTCTTTAGTGCTGACTATGTCGATAGACTAGACGAACTAAAAACCAACATTGATGAAAGAATGGTAGTAGCACAGAGTAGTGCTGGTGCGTTAGGAAGAAAGACTGACGAACTAATTACTACTGCTCTTGATGGAACATCAAACCTATCAGGTAACTCTGACTCAGAGGGTTTAACACTAGCTAAGATAAATGGTGTATTTGGATCAATGGGTGAAGGCGATATACCTGATGATGGTGATAGATACTTTGTAGTATCACCTGATGGTTGGATTGATCTATTAGGAATCAATGCGTTTGCTGATGCAGACTTCATTGGACCAGATGAACTTCCATACAAAGGTGGTATGGTTGCTAAAAGATGGCTTGGATTCTTGTGGATGACACATAGTGGACTACCAGTAACAGGTGGTAGAAGACAATGTTTCGCATATCACAGATCTGGAATAGGTGTAGCTATGGGTGCAGATGTAACCACAGAAATTAACTACATTCCAGAAAGAGTGTCTAATTTAATAAC